TGTTTTAGCACCAAGCCCTAAAGCCTGTGCAACGTAATCTAATTTGTTAGATACAAACCTAAACTGTCTGCGAGCTACTTGTAATAAATCTATCTGTTTAGAAGGTGCTGGAGGCGGCATACCTGATAATAAAAACTCTTTATGTAGTATCGGTATGTCAAACCTAGAACCATTGTAGTGGACTATGGCATCGGCTTCATCAAGAAGTTTATGCACAGATGTAAGCATCTTTTCTTTGCCAGACTTCTGAATAGAGTCAAACATAATTTTAGACTCACCGTACCACTTAGCTGCATAGCACAAGGTATAAGATGATTCTAGTAATTGGTTTATAGAGATGTTCTGGTCAAAGATACCCCAGACATGAGCAGTATTTGGTGCTACTTCTATATCAATAAGTAAAATTTTCATAATAACCTTTAGTTATGAGTTTACTTATTATACACCAACAAATAGTCGTTTCTCGTCTAATCTACGATTTTGTAGACCTTTTAATATTTTACCGCCAGCTCTACAATATTTAACTAACGATTCCATAGCTTGTTCTTTATCACCACGAAGCAACGCTTGACGGATGGTGCTTCGTTGAAAGCAACCAAGACCAAGATTAAAGCAGAAAGATAGGATAGCGTCAAACTCGTGTTGTCTAAGAGGCACGTTAGGTAGCATCTTAGATACTCCCAACTCAAAACGATTGAGGTCTGCTGCAAGAAGTCCATCTATTTCCTCATTAGTAAAAGTTCTATTCCATGATGCTGGCAATGATTTTCCATCACCTATTAAATGACCAACACCTACTGTCCATAATTTTGCTGGGCATTGGTATGGTTTACTTCTTACACCTTCATGATGTTTTATTAAACGTATTGCTTCTTTAGACGCTTTCACGTTTCTTTTCCCAAGTTCTTGAGCCAAAATAGAAACCAATAATAGATGCTACAATTGACATTTCTTCACTAGAAAATATAGTATCCATAGCCTCTGGAGTAAATCCACCTGTAGATTTAACTGCCCATATAAAACCTGCTACATCTACAAATACAAGTAAACCTACAAATGTAAATGCTACAATAGGTCTTACAGAAGCATTAAGAGTTTTTACCCATTGAGATGATTCAGAAACAAGTTTAGCATCATGTTCATATAATGCTACTCTTTCATCTGCATAAGTCTGTGCGTTTATTTCGTCTAACTTAATTGCTTCCACTTTTTCTTGAGATACAAAGCCAGCTTTTGCAAGTTCAAGTTCACGTTCTGTTTGAAGTTTTGCCATTTCTCGTTCATGCTTTTGGTCACCTTTTTGTTGAAAAAATCCTAATAAACTTGGGAGTCCGCTCGTAGCAAACCCTAATATACCGCTAATAATACTAAACATTATTTGCCTTTCCTTTGTATGTCATGTTCTTCTAAAATACGAATACGCACGTTAAGTTCACCCATTTGTGCTTTTAATTCTTCTTTAAGTCTTACTCTAGCTTCGGCAGATATAGGACTATCAGTAGGGACACCTTGCTCTGTAATAAGGTTAGGCATTTTAGATTTGATGCCAATTAAGTCAGCCTGTATAGATGTCATTGATGTAAGTAACCATGCAATAGCAGATACTATTACAGGAAACAACATGCTTGCTAATTTTTCCATATTCATTATAGTTCCTTTGGGTCAAAGCCATACATTTTGGCTACACGCTTTTGTAGTTTTAAGAATAAACCTTTATGACTAGTATATTGCTCTGTCTTAGGTGATGTGGTATACACAGCCATATGGATGATCTCATGACAGAGGGTTACTAGTACGCTGTATAAGTGAGCATGACGTGCAGTAGATATAGTAATGATATGAGGCTCACCTTGTTCTGGAGGCTCATACTGGCCACATATACTATCATCATGAACAATTACAAAATCAACACGACTTGCAGGAGGTAACTTGTATTCATCAAATATAGGCATATCTATTAAAGCACTATATAGTCCAGCTATATTATTCTCTGTGATAAATGTCATATTGTAGCTTTAGGTTTAAATAGTTTAGCGTCAAATACTGCTGTTTGATTTATCTCTGGAAAGAATATATATACTGCGTGCTTACCTTCATAGCTATCAGACTTCCAACAACCATCATGGTTTGCATGACCTCTTTCAGTTGCATAAGCAGCGTATTCATAACCTTGTAAGCCTTGTTTTTTAAATGCACATTCCTCAGATGTTAATACTATTTCACCTGCTTCTGTGGCCATGCTCATTTCTTTTACAAGCTCTTTACTTTCTGCGTAATCATAAAGAAACACCCAAAGCAATAATAAGGTTATTGCCATGAGTAATTGTTTCATTTTATTTACCCATCCAATGATTAACAATAAATGTTATAAAACCACCAATAGCAGAGGCGATCGCCATGCCAGCCCAGAAGCCACCTTTTGATTTATTTGCTAATTCAAGAAGCGATTTAATATCTGTTTCCATAGAGTCTACCTTATCTTGCAAGTTTCTAACCTGTGCTATCAGTTGGCCATATTGTATTGGATCAATTTCGTTAGACATTACTTTTGTTCCTCTGGGTTAATCATATAGTCTGATAATAGACCTTGTGGAATGCCATATTGTGTACCAGTATTAATAAGATTTAAGTTTCTAGGTTGCACATTATATCTATTAGGTAAGCCACTTCTCATAAACTTAGCAAGGTCTTTAATAGCACCTTCACGCATCTTAGTAGCACCCATACGACCAGCTAATGTAGCACCAGCAAACATACCACCAGTTGCTGTATCACCTGCACCAAGAGCTAGTGTTGGTAATGCTGATACTGTAGACGTTGGAGCAAATCTACCTACAAATTTAAGTGTTTGTTGTAAGTCACTACCCTTAGCTGCTTCAATGATTGCATCTTGTTCACCTTTAGAAAATAAACGCATACGCTTTTCATTCTTAGCTAATTGCCTCATTTGTTTGGCTAATGAATTTTCTGCTCCAGATTGAACAAATTTAGACTTATCAAGTTCAGCTTCTTGCAGCATATCTGTAAATATTTCAGACTTCTTAAATTTAGCATAACTATCACGAGCTTCTTGCCATGTCTTAAGTGCTTCTTTGTTACCAATCTTAATATCTCTTACAGGCATATTGGCCATGTAATCATCAAACTCATCTAATAACCTTGTAGCAATACGTCTTTCATTAGCATTAATAGATGCTTGACCATTCTTAATCATAGTGCGTAATGATTGAATTTCAGTAAAGTCTACAGGTTGTTTTCCAGATGTAAGCTCTTTGATAGCAGCATTAACGTCTGGGAAGTTACCGCTAGGAGTATATCCTTCTTGTCTTAATCTTGATGGCAAGTTTTTCATGTTAGCTTGGAATACATTTTTCTTTAATGTAATGCCTTCACTTTGTGCTTGATTAAAAAGATTAGTAGCTTGTTGCTGAAAAAACTCTTGTTCTGGTATAGCACCTAAGTTTACTTTTGATTCTTTAAATAATTTAGATGCAACTGTAGGAACGTATAATGGAGCTTTAGTAAATGGTAATTTAATTGGTGTAGCATTAAACTCTAGTGATTTTGGATTAGCACCAAATAATGCTTTAGAAGGTATTTGTGAAGGAACAACTCCCATCATTGGAGTAGGAGCAAGTTTAGATGCTTCTAAAACATTACCTAAACCTTCCATTGCCTTTTGACCAATTTCAGTTGATGGCCTATATGCAGTTGTATCCATTCCTTTTAACATAGCTTGTTCAGCATCTGGAGCATATTGATTACCTGTAATGCCACCAATACCTTGTCTAGCTAGTCCATAATAAGCACCTACTGGAGCAGTTACAATTGGGCTTACTGCACCTATTGCAGCATCAAATGCACCTACAGCTTCTCTTAATATTGGTATTCTATCAAGTGTAGTTTGTGGCTTTTGAACAGCAGGTTCAGTTGGTTTAACTCTTTGTTCTGGAGGAATTAAAAGATCATATGGAACACTTTTATCAGTAACGTTAGCTGGCACACC